CCGCTGGAACATCATCAAGGCCGGCACCAACGTGTTCTACGCCAACGGCAGCCAGCGCACCGACGTCAACACGCCGATCACCCTGGCCCTGCAGCGCAAGTGCACTCGTGCCTTGAAGCGCCAGAACGCCGCTTACATCACCAGCGTCGTGGCCAGCACTCCCCAGTTCCGTACGGAGCCGGTCGAGGCATCCTACATCGGCCTGGTGCACCCGGACGTCGAGAACGACATCCGCAACATCAGCGGCTTCATCCCGACCAAGCAGTATGGCTCGACGACCCCGTGGTCCAACGAGATCGGCGCCGTAGAAGATGTCCGCTACCTGCGTTCCACCATCTTCACCGCGTTCGCGGATGGCGGTGGCGACAAGGGCGCGATGATCTCGACCACCGGCACCAAGGCCGACGTGTACCCGGTGCTGTACGTGGCCAAGGACGCCTACGGTCTGGTCCCGCTGAAAGGCAAGGATTCCATGTCCATCATGGTCGTGAATCCGAAGCCGGCCGCTGGCGACCCGCTGGGTCAGCGCGGCACCGCCGGCTGGAAGACGATGCACACTGCGGTCATCCTGAATGACCTGTGGCTGGTGCGTGCCGAAGTCGCGGCCACCAACTAAGATCCGGTTGCCGGGGAGTAACATCCCCGGCTACTGACACCCAAACAAGGAGACAAGCAAATGGCTATCACTTCCGCCCTTCGCCTGAGCCCGACGCACCAGAATCGCGCGATCGGCTCGTTCAAGGACACCGGCACCGTCAAGAAGTCCGTCGTCAAGCTGGGCTTTGTGCCCCGCCACGTCAAGCTGATCGACGCCACCAACCGCATCTCGTACGAGTGGTATGAGGGCATGGCCGCCGATTCCGCCATCAAACAGGCTGCCAACGGCGACACCACGCTGGAGACCTCGAACGGCATCACCGTCGGCGCGCTGAACACCGGCACCGTCGATACCTGGACCGTTTACGAGCCCACCCTGCAAACTGTCGGCACGCCTGCTGTGGCCCCGGCCACCGATACGGACATGAGTCGCCTGAACCTGGTCAATGAGGTCATCGTGGGCTTCAACGCCCCGGCGGCCATCCTGACCTCCAGCGGCCAGTTCTACTTCGTCGCCGAAGACTAAGCAACTGCCTGCGGGCAGGACGCTGCACCACTGGCCGGTCCTGCATGATGTAGGACCGGCCTTAACGCAAGGAGTGTGCTATGATCAACGGCGATTTTACGATCAGGATCGCGGTCCTCGAAAACGGGTTCACCGTCGAGGTGCCCGACTACGAGAAAGCCAAGGAACTTGAGGCTGAGCGGGAGAAGGAGCGCGAGTCCGACAAGGGCTGTTGCTCGCCGACCGTCTGGCTCGACAACTGCACCGAGAAATTGGTCGCCAAGACCGCGAAGGACGTGATGGAGATCGTCAGCAAGGCGCTGGCCAAGCTGCCGCAGGACGTCTACGCCGACGCGTTCGAGGAGGCCACAAAAGAAAACCGCTCGGGCGAACCGCGCGGGAAATAGCAGCATAACCACAGGAGGGGAAGATGAGCGAACAGAAACTGAACGAAGGTGCCGGCGTGCCGGATGAACTGCTTGGCGGTTCGGATGGTGTCGAGGCCCTGAAGGCGCGCATCCGCGAGCTGGAGCAGGCGAATCAGGCGCAGCGCGCCGCGGGTGATGTCGAGGAGAAGGAAGTCGGCCTCGCCACCGCATCGAGCGCGTCCACGAAGGAGCGCTACGCGATCATCGTCGAAGAAGGCGGGGAAGCCAACGCGATCAAGCGCGTGCCGGTGCAGGTCAACGGCCGGGCGTACCTGATCGAGCGCGGCAAGCGCGTCGAGGTGCCGCCCGAGGTCGTGCATGTGCTGGAGAACGCGGTGGTCGACAAGTCGATCTCCGTCGAGGACGAGCGGACTGGCCTGCCCAACGGCATCGTCGTGCGCCCGACCCGGCGTTTCCCGTTCCAGAACCTGGGCAAGGTCGTCGACGCCGACGGCAACCGCCTTGACGGGGCGCTTGCGGCGTGAAGAACTGCGAGCTGATCAGCCATGTCGCGAGGGAGATGCTCGGCGACCGCACGGACAAATTGGCCGGCGGCGAAGACAGTCTTTACTCCGACGCGCTGATCGCTCGTTATCTCACCGAGGCGGAGAAGATCCTCTGCCGAAAAGCCTGGGTGCTTGAGGATTCAACATCGCCGCAGGCGTGCCAGATCTCGCTCGTCGAGAACAAGTACGACTACCCGATTCACAGCAAGGTGCTGTTCGTCAAGACGGCCAAGCTGAGCGACTCGGACATTGAGTTGATCCGCGTCGGCCATGCGGACAACACGACGCTCAACATCCGCACGGTGTACGATCCGGACTTCTGGAACGTGAACACGGTGCTGACGGAGACTGCCGGCCGCCCCGATCGGTTCGCGACCGACATGGGCACGCGGCGTATCCGCATCCGGCGCAAGCCCGACGCTACGGCTGCGGCGCTCAAGCTGCAGATGACCGTCGTCCGCATGCCGCTGAACGCGATCACGACTGCGGCCAAGGACAAAGAGCCCGAGATCCCCGAGGAGTTCCATCTCGACCTCACATTGTTCGCCGCGGGCAAGTGCCTCAGCCACCCACTGGTGGACGCAGGCGACCGGCGCCAAGGGCTCGCGTGGCTTGAGGAGTTTGAGGGCCGCGTGAAAGAGGCCAAGCGCGACCGCATGCGGTTCCAGCAGAGCGAGCCGCAGTTCAGGTTCGGCGGGTGGGCGAATGACAACGGGTGCTGATCTCGCGGTATTCGGCCCGTTCTATCGGGGGGTGAATAACCGCCTCGACGACTACACGCTCGGGTCTGAATCGGAGCAGGACCACGACGCTGTCCGCCAGGCGGTGAACGTCTTCCTCACGGATAAAGGCCGGCTCAAGCGCCGACAGGGCCATTCGCTCCTTGAGTCGGCAACGGATGCGCACTCACTGTTCGCGTCCGATAACGACGTGCTATTCGCTGCGGGTACGGCGTTGCGCCGGTTTGACCCCGTGGCGGGCTCGTCTTCTGCGTTGCGTACAGACCTCACTGCCGGACAACCTGTCGCTTACGTCGAAGTCAATGGGGAGACGTTCTACTCGAACAGCGTCCAGACCGGACGTGTGCTGTCCGGAGTCGATCGGGAGTGGGGCGTCCGCCCGCCTTCTGGGCTGCTAAGCCTGTCCACTACGACCGGCGCGCTGCCGACCGGGCGGTACCAGGTACTCGCGACGTTTACGAACGCGCATGGGGAAGAGTCAGGAGTGGGACTGGCCACTGGGATCGACGTCGTGTCTCCGCAGGGGGTTAGCATCGCGGGAATCCCACAGCCGGTCTCGTCAGAGGTCACGGCGGTCAACCTCTACTGCACCCAGCCTAACGGTGACGAGTTTTACCTCCTGACCTCGGTTGCTGTCGGAGTGACTTCGTACCAGTTGCTCGTACTTCCGATGCTTGGGCGCCGCCTGGCGACGCAGCACATGACGCAGCTCCCGCCAGGTAACGTGCTCGCGTACTCCAATGGCGTCATTTACAGCGCCGTCGGGCGGGCAGTGTTTCATACGGCGCCACTGGCTTACGGACTTTGCAACCGCGCAAAGAATTTCCTGATGTTCCCGGACACGGTGCGGGTAATGGCAGGAGTGAGCGACGGGCTGTATGTGGCCACGGAAGCGCGCACATATTTCCTCGCCGGTACCGATCCGAAGCTCCTGACGCAGCGGGAAGTGCTACCGTATGGCGCGGCCTTCGGCAGTCTCGCGAGAACCACACGGGCGGACATCTGGACGTGGTATAGTGATAAGGGGCAAGTTTTGGCCGGTCCAGGTGGAGAGGTCAAGAACCTGCAAGAGAAAGAGCTTGCGCTTGACCCGGCCACAACCGGAGCTTCCTTGCACTGGGAAGTCGACGGCATGAAGCAGATCGTTTCTCTGACCAACGCGGGAGGCTTCGGCGCGAACGCTTCGGTCGGTGATTTTGTTGAAATGGAAGTTAGGAGAAAAGCATGAGTCTACCCAAGTCGCTTCTGAATGACCTCAAGCGTTATGGCTACGAGGCAGATGAAAATGGACTGTTCGTGCCGCGGGCCAACGTCATGATCGGCGGGATCATGACCTTCGAGCATATGCGCGGCGGCGATCTGATTGAAATCGAGCATGCGCACAACATTGTGACGAACCAGGGGCTCAACCACATCCTCGACGTTGTGTTCCACGGTACGACCCCGGTCAGCCCGTGGTATGTCGCCCCCTTCGAGGGGAATTACACCCCGCTCGCAACTGACACTGCGGCAAACATAACCGCGAACTCGACGGAGTGTACAGCGTACGACGAGTCGACGCGGGTCGAGTATGTCGAAGCGGCGGCGTCCAGCCAGAGCACCACGAACAGCGCGAGCAAGGCTACGTTCACGTTCAATGCCACGAAGACGATCTACGGGGCGTTCCTAGCCTCGGCATCGGCAAAGAGTGCAACGACCGGGACGCTGCTTGCCGCGGTCAAGGCGGGCACGTCGAAAGCCGTCGTGGACGACGACCAGCTCCTGATCACATACACGATCTCCGCAACGTCGACCTGATGTCTGATGGGCGCTTCGGATACGTCCCCAACCTGCACATAGTTCTTGACGGAGAGAACCGTGCGCGGGCGGGGGCGTATGTGCCCTTTGGTGTCGAGCTTGTTCGGAAGCTGATCCGCCAAGGGCGCTACGCCAACAGCAAGACCGTAGCGGTCGACGACGCCGTGATCACAGCGAAGGTCGTCGGCGAGCAGCGGTGGCTGCGCATATGGGTGGGCGGTCGGTGCGAACTGTACATGGAGAGCGGCATCGTCCATGTCGGTAGTATCGGGCCGGCGAACCCTGCCTTCAACGACGACGGCAAGCTGTACCTGAATCCGGCGCTCGAAGCGATGCCGGAACTGAATGGCCTGCTGTCTCTGCCGCTGGCGACGGAGGACGAGCCGAAGCCGGTATCCGGCGCCACGGCGGAGTCGTTCAAGAAGAAGACGAAGACCGACGACAACGGCAACGTCACCGTGGATCAAGACTCGCTTTCAGAGCTGCAACGCAAGAAGCTCACTGTCACTACGGTGCCGCCGTCGTTGTTCACCGGAAAGACGCGGCTCTACGTACAGAGTATCTACGGCCGGCGCCTGAAGCACTTCAAGAAGTGGAGTGCGAACATCGCCTTCCAGCCGCCGGCCCTGCGCTACTCCGGCCGCTACAAGGGCGAGGACTACACGGTGGACATCTCCACCAACGCCGGCATCTTCACGACCGAGGATTACAACTACTTCCTGCTGCAAGTCATGGGCGGCAGCAACCAGTATGTCACGGTGCGCAAGCTCGTGGCTGAGTCGGTCTGCGTCGATAGAGCCAGGGCATACCTCGTCGCCAACAAGGACGAACTGACCGAGGAAAAGAAGACGGCGCTCGAAGCCTACATCCTCTCCGGCAGCTACCCGTCCGACGAGATCAAGTTCAACCTCGACGCCGTCATCACGACGAACTGGCAGATGGGCTACGGCTGGCATTTCAACTGGTCCGGCACGGCCTGCGACATCGTGCAGGTCGACACGATCAACACGGGGGGCTCTACCTACAAGCACAAGTCGACGCACTATCGCATGGGATTCTCGCGCGACAAGGACAAGACGATCCCGGTGAGCGATCCGCCGCTGACGCCGGCCCAGCAGGAGCGCATGCGATGGGCGGCGATTGAGCAGACGACGGTCGAGACTGCTGAGTGGAAAAACTATAAGTGGCAGCATGTCATTGCGTTTCCTGACTGGGGCGCGCAGCAGCTTGAAGTGTTCGGTCAGCCGTGGGGTGACCGCTTTGGGGACGCGGCGCCGATTTACTGCTTTTACCGTCGCGATGAGCTGAATGTCGTGCGGTATAGCTGCAGCGGGGGCGTGGCCGTAGGCGCGCAAAGAATGGCTGTGTCGTCACCGGCATATTTTTACGGGAGTTTTGACTGGGGCGAGTTGCCGGGGTGGCCTTGTACTTCGACGACAGTGGGTTTTGAGGGAGGCCGCACGGAGTTGAGGGAGCGGGGGGCTACGCCTGTGTCAGCCGGGTTTCAAGCCGGAGCGGTGTCTGTAAGTTCAACGGACAACCTCTACACGTTGTCTATTAGAGAGGTGTCGGCCAAGGCGCGTAGCTACGACGAGGCATGGTATGGCTGGAACTTTTTCACGGACCCGATAGATGGGTACACCGGGCGGCAAGCGGTTGCGGCTTCCTCGGCGTACGGGTGCGCGTTATCATATACCCCAGGGGATGCGATTACGATCCCGGGGATGCAGTCGCAGCGGTTAGCAATATACAGTGGCGTTCGTTACACAGGCGTTAGTGCCGGGGGGAGCCATCAAGAGGCGACGGAGATGCTTTGTGTGATCCCGTTCGGGGACGCAGAAGCAGCGTACTTGTGGGGCCGGCAGTACGTTGCGGAGACGCTGACTGGGACGACAGGCGTCGTAGACGACAACAGGTCGACGAACCATATCCGGGTTTCGCAGTATACCATCACGGGCGAACTTGTATTGGAAGTTGGGGCACAGACTGACTTCACTGTGGCGGATGCGTATTCATCGAGCACCGCAGAGTATGTTAGCCTCGGCGCCTATTTCATCTCCGGAAACGGGGTGCAGACCTTCGACCCGAACTCTGCGACGGTGGCGTCTGCATTCTTCGCTGGCGAACCGAACACGCACGTAGCGCAAACCTTTTGGACGCTCACCAGTGCCGGACTTCGCGACACCGACGGTGCTGGCACTGAGCTGACCGGCGGCTACGCCCAGGACGGGCACGTTTTCGTGGGGCACGCATAAATGGCAATCAGCAGACACCAGGTTGAATTCAGGCTTTCCGGCGGCGCGGCGAACACGTCGCCTGCTGCGGCGCTCGGCGGTGCCATGTCCACGGTTGGCGGCGGACTGCTCGAATCGCAGTCCATCACGCCGGACTCGGCGCTCTCCGGCTGCACGTTCGAGTATGGCGCGAACAACGCCACAAGCACGACAGGCACGCTGACCTACACGGCGAGCGGCAACTTCATGAAATGGACGTCGCCCGGCGGAACTATCGGCTTAGACGTGGACTGCAGTTCGGACGGCACCTACACACTGCTCGACGCCGACTCCATGAGCTACATCGTCGTGACGGTGGTCTCCGCCTCGCTCCCCGGCACGGACACCACTCGCACGATCACGGTGGCAAACAACGCGAACACACTGTTCGACGACATCGCGGTAGCGGACAGCGTCGCGGGCGACACGGAGTATCGCTGCTTTTACGTGAAGAACGCCCACGGCTCCGTGTCAATGACGAATGCCGTGCTGTGGATCGACACGCAGACGCCGGGCGCGGACAGCATCGAGATTGGCCTCGACGCGGCTGGCGCAGGCGGTACGGCCACCACCATCGCCAACGAGAATACCGCGCCGAGCGGAGTGTCGTTCTCTGCCCCGGCTGATGCCTCAACCGGCCTGTCGCTCGGCACGCTCACCACCGGGCAAGCCTACCCGGTGTGGGTCAAGCGCGTAGTGTCCGCCGGCACGTCAGGCACGACTGCGGCGGATTACTCCGCCATCAAACTGAGGTACGCGGAATCATGAGTTACGATAGCGAAGTCGCGGCGGATAGCCCGGCGATCTACTGGAAGCTGCAAGAGACGAGCGGCACATCCGCGACCGACAGCTCAGGTAATGCGCGCACTGGGACGTACAACGGCACAGCGAGCACTAACTACGCGCTCAACCAGAGCGTCAGCGTACTTCCGGCGTACCCCACGCTCAAGAGCGTCAAGTTCATGCGGGACAGTGCGGTGGAAGGCGGCTGGCCGACTACGCGGTCCAATCTTTCCGACGGCGCGACGGCTAACGGAAAAGCCTCGGTGTCCTTGGCCTATGCGTCATGGAACGGCATGAACGTGGCCGGCACGGCGTTCTCCGCCGAGACGTGGTTTCAGGTGCCGTCGACGCTGCACAGACAGGCGAGTTACTACAGCATGATGCTGGCGGCGCGACGTGCGTCTGCCCCCGTACAGTGGCAGATGAACCTGGCCGGCTTTGGGGCGACGCTGAATGCTGCGCGGTGGGAAGCTTCGCTGTCTGCGACGATGGGGCAACCGGCTTACTCAGTGTTGGTTGGGTTGGTGAAGGAAACGGCGACGGAAGCTAGTCTTGGCGGAGACGTTGAGATTACGATTGAAGACATCCCCGGCGCCGAACATCTGGCTATAGACTTGTACGACGACACGCCACATCACGCTGTCATGGCCTGCGGCACGGCCTCGATCAAGGTGTATCTCGACGGTGTACTTGGGTATGTATACTACAACTCAGGAGTTCCGGCCATCGCTTCCAACACGGCGGACCCTCTATGCTTTGGTGGGCTAAACTCCACGGGCAACATGATCGGCTTCATGGGGCACATGAGCCACTGTTCATATTACGCCTCAGAACTCTCCGCCGCCCGCATCGCCGCCCACTACACCGCGGGCTTCGGCAACGTGGTGACGCTCAACCAGCAGTGGGCGCTGTACGCGGCACAAGAGATGGCTTTGACTGAGGGGGTAAGCCTCGGTTCCACTTTGGCATATATTGCTAATTACCCGTTTGTGTTGAACGACACGCTTAATGCGACGGAAGACGCGAGGCTTGTTGCTCGCGCGGGAATGGCGCTCGCCGCAGCGGTCAGTGCGTCTGCGGTACAGACGCTGAACCAGAAGCTCAATGTCGCGCTACTCGACTCAACGTCGATCGCGGCGGCGATGGTGGGGTCGAAATTCGCGCAGTTCCTGCTGGCCGAGACGGTCGGCTTGAACGCCGCTGCGGGCGTTGGGTCAGTCTCCGCTATGAGCCTAGCTGACTTAATCACGGCCGCTGTGAGCCTGCGCGCCGGTGACGAGGAGTACGTCGGATGGGTGATCAATCCGAACTTGGCGGCGTCGACTGCTGCTGAAGGGCTGAACTTCCTCTCGATGGCCCGGCACAAGGCGCAGTATTACGGGTTGAAGGCAGACGGGATTTACCGTCTCGGCGGCGACACTGACGCGGGGGCAAACATCAACGCGTTCATCAGCTTGGCGCAGTCCGATTTTGGCACGCCCAAGCAGAAACGCATCCCGTACGCCTACATAGGCGCGGCTAGTGATGGTAGAATGTTGTTACGGGTATTGGTTAACGGGCAGTCATTCACGTACGGCACCAAGAACCCCTCCAACGACATGGCCGAGCAGCGCATCGACATCGGTAAAGGGCTCCGCGGGAACTATTGGCAGTTTGAACTGCTGAATCAGAACGGCGAAGATTTCGAGATTGACAAGGTGAAGTTCCTGCCGGTCGTGCTTGAGAGGAGAATCTAAGTGAGTGCTGAAACCACAGTTGACCAGATCATCCAGGCGGCGCTAACGCGCGCCCAAGAGATGACGGAGGCTGCGCAGGGTTTCAGTAATGATGCTATTGATGCAATTGCAGACACCCAGTTCCAGATCGAGCAGCAGCCGTCCTTCGGCGGTGGGCCGACGCAGCCCACGTTCACTGGCAACTTGGTCGACCCGACCAGCACGTTTAAGTCGGACTTCGACGCCACGGCGGGCGAGCTTGTTGACAAACTCGCCACGACGTTCTCCGGATTCCTCACGGACCATTTCCCGCGGGTCAATGCGTGCCTGACAGCCGCAGAGCAATGGCTTTGCGACGTCATCAACGGCGACTGGACAGGCATCCCGGCCAACGTCGAGTCGCAGATATGGGAGCGCAGCCGTGCCCGAGAGCTGATGGAGGCCCGCCGCCGGGAAGAGGAGGCGACGGCGCAGTTCGCCGCCAGGGGTTTCTCGCTTCCTGCGGGCGCGCTTGCCGGGCAGCTCCAAGAGATTCAGCAGGATGTTGCAAACAAGGTGTCTTCGCATGGACGTGACGTGGCGATCAAGCAGGCCGAGATTGCTGTGGAGTCCGTGAAGTTTGCCGTGGGCGAAGCGCTCAAGTACCGCATCGCCGCGATCAATGCTGCGATCGACTACTGGAAGGCGTACCTGCTCCCCTACGACATCGCGGCAAAGATGGCCCTCGCCGAGGCAGATTGGAAGAAGACGTTCTACAACGCTGCGATCGAATACTACCGCGCGCAGGTCACGCTGTACGGGTATGATGTCAATCTTAGCGGGTCGTTCTGGGACGCGTCATTGAAGTCGTACCTCGCAGGCACTGAGGCGAAAAGCGAGCTTGGTAAAGCGCGTGCAAGTGCTGCGACGGCTGCGGCCACCGCCGCGGGCAATATTGGGGCTGCAGCCCAGTCCGCGCTGTCCGCGCTCGCACAGTACGGCTACGTTGAGATGCCGTCGAGCTGACCATGCCGACAGACCTTGACAAGTTGATAGGCATCATTCCGGCTTTACGCGGGAATGCGCTATCTGCGCAAACGAATCGTTCGCTGATCGAGCACGGTGAGCACGCGACGATTCAGAAGATGCCTGTGGCCCCCGCCGCGGCGCCCGCAGTGCTAGGGGGGCCGGGCAATACGAAAGGCAAAACGACGTCGCAGGTGCTGGACGAGTTTACTGGCAAGACGCCAGAGCAGCGCAAGGCGGAGCAGGACGCCAAGAACAGGGCGTTGTTCGAGAAACGCGGGCTGAAGTACCCGCCGCAATAGGAGACGAGCATGGCTGCACCATTAGTCGACGACGAGATTTTACGGCGGTTTCGGCCGCAGTTTCAGCAGGCAACGACCGCGCGCGGCGCTTCATTGGTCGAAGATCCGGCGCTGCGTGCGCGACTCTCGACGCCTACTGGCGCTGCACCGGCTGTTGCCCCCGCTGTTGCCCCCGCTGTTGCCCCCGCACCGGCTGCGGCGATTACCCCAAGTGGAGAATTGCCGCTTCCCGAAGCTGCAGGGGCGCGCATGGGCACCGAGCGGGCCACGCGCTTCGGCGACGGCACTATGGACGCGGGAGCGACGGCGACGCCACCTACGCGAGCGTTCTCCAGTTTCGGTGGCGGGGGCAGCGTGGAGGATTCGATGCGGCAGTTGCGCAACCTCCGGGAGATTCGCGGCGAAGGGCAGCCCCGACGCGTACGGGCGTTCATGGCCCGGCCGCTACTGGAGGCGGAAGCTTCTGCCAAACTCGCGGGTGATCGCACGGCCTTGGCGCTGACGGAGGCTGGCATTCGGGGCGCGCAACAGGTCGGCCTTGAACAGCTTCGCCAACAAGGGGCTTTGACCCTTGCCGAGCGGCAGGAGCAGTCTGCGCTTGAGCGCGTAGCGGCACAAACCGCAGGTTCGATGGGTGTAGAGCAGCTTCGTCAGCAAGGGGCTGCGGCGCTTGAGGCCCAGCGCGGAGAGCAACTCCGGCGCCAAGTGCAGGTGAGCCCGATAGGAGAAGAAATAGTCCAGACGCCGTATGGCCCCATGCCGCAGAAACGATACGGGACCATCTCTGTTGGGCCTGATGGTAAATGGCAGGTACAGCCGCTCAATGTGGGCGCGAGTTCCGGCGCCGCATCGGCCGCACCTCCGAAAGACCTTAATGCGTTCCTGACCAAAGCCCGGGTCGTGAATCCGGGGTGGACCGACGCGGAGTTGACGGCGCAGTACAACCGTTTGTACGGGAAAAGGTAAATGGCGAAATTTGTCAATCCGTTTGGCGAAGCTCCGAGCGGGTTTGTAGATCCTTTCAGTGCCGCCCCAGCGGAGGCAACAGCCCCGCTACAGTCCTCCGGACTACGCCGCGCAGTCGCCGACCCGGCTATCTCTCTCGCCCGTGGCATCATTGGCGTGCCCGAGGCGATCGTCGGTCTTGCGGACATCCCCACAATGGGCGGCGCCGGCAAAGCGGCCGAGGCACTTGGCTTTCGCCCGCGCGAAGCGAAGGAGTTCCTGGGCGAGTTCTACTCCCCTGAGTATAAGCAGACACAGAAGGAGCTGCAGGAGACTCAGGGGTTCCTCCCGACCATCCAGAAAGCTATCGAGAAGCCGTCGATCATCGCCCACGGGCTGATCGAGTCCCTGCCGAGTATCGGCGCGGGCGGCGCGATCGCCAGAGGCGCACTGGCTGCGGCCCCACGCTTGGGCTTTGCCGGGGCGGGCGCGGTAGGCGAGGGCGCGATCTCGGCCGGTGCGACAGCCGAAGAGGTACGCCAGCAGTCGGCGACGGGCTATCTCACGCCAGGGCAAGCCGCGACCGCGGCCGTCTCGGGTGCAGTGACCGGCGGTGTCACCATGGCGGGTGCGAAGATCGCGCAACGTTTCGGCCTACTTGACGTCGAACAGATTCTTGCCGGCAAAGCTATCGGACAAGCAACGGGCAAAGATGCCGTGCGCCGGGTTGCCGAAGGTTTCGCGACGGAAGGTGCGGAAGAACTGCTACAGTCTGCGCAGGAGCAGATCGCGCAGAACATCGCCCTTGGCGAAGAACTCGGCATGGGCGTCGGCCAAGCGGCGGCCCTGGGGATGCTCACCGGCGGCTTGCTTGGTGGCGGCATGCAGCTTGCTCGTGGGCAGAAGCCGACGGCCAAAGGCGAACCGGCTGCTCCCGAGGCCCCGCCTGTTGCGGAAGCCCCCACCGGCCCCGCCGTGCCTGAGCCCATGGGGCTGTCCGAGTTCATCCGGGCCAACCGCGAGGAAGGCGTCACCGGCCCGATCACAGCCGCCGAGGTCAAGACTGCCCGTCCGGAGTACGAAGCCTACAAGCAGGCGTTCATCAACGAGCAATTCGGCACGCAACCACTCACGCCTGAACAGCGCAACCAGCTCATCATCAACCAGACGCCGACCGAGGTACCGGCGCCTGCGGCCGTTGAAGGTGCTCCCGAGCCGGTGCAAAAGACCCGGATCGCCGAACCGACGATCATCGGGGAGCAACCCACCCCGGCGCCGGCCGCGCCGATCATTACCGCGAAGGAAGCCGAGCTTCTGCGCATTGCAGAGAAGGAGACAGGCTATGCCCCTGGTCAAGTCAGCCTCGAAGGAGGCGTTCAAGGTCAACGTGGCGAAGGAGCGGGCAGCCAGCAAGCCGCTCTCGCGAGCGCTGGCGATCGCGTATTCGGTGCAGCGGAAGGCCAAGAAGGGCGCGCACAAAGCGTCAAAGTCCAAGTAGCGCTCCTCAAGCAGCAGAAGGGCGAACCGCTCACGGTGCAGGATCGGGCGGCAGTGCGGGCGTACGAGCGCAATGCGCCGACCGTGGATGTGCAGGAGCCTGTCGTCCAGACTACGCCGAAATTTCGCGGACGTAAATTCAGCGGTGCCGAGCGCCGGGAGAACTTCGTCAACGCGTATACGCGCGCGGTCGACACGGCGTTGGCCGACCTCACTGCCCAAGGTGTCGTTGCCACACCGAACAAGCTTCGGCGTGCTGCGACCCTGCTGAAGCGCAGCGCCGAGGATGCCGTCATGGCGAAGGACGACGCCGCCGGCATGGAGATTATCGACGCCGCGATGGACAAAGCGATGCGCGATATCATCCCGAAAGCCGAGGTTGAGACATTCCGGGAACGGTTGACTGCGGCCGCGCAGGCTGCGATGCCTGAGACGCTGAGCAGCCGCGCCGCCGTCGACGAAGCCGTCGTCGCCAAGGCCGATGAGATACGGAACACGATCGCCGGAATGGTCGGCTCGCCGAAAGACCTCGTGGTCGAAGCCGCCCCGCGTGTCGCCGGGGGCGCCGGCATGATCCAGTTTGGTGAGCTACGCGACATGATCACCGTCTCGCTCCAAGCGAGCGACGCTGGCTCCGTCGCCGCCCACGAAGGCTTCCACTACCTTGAGAAGCGCGTGCTCAACGGCCCCGAGCGCCGGGTCATCCGTCAAGCCTTCGCCTCCGGCTCACGCCTGCATCGCATGCTCGTCGCCAAGGCCGAAGCCTACGACGCCGCCAACGGCACCGACATCACGTCCGAGATCCGCGCCATCCCCGCCGAGGCCCGCGCCTACGGCTTTGAATTCTGGCGGCGCGGCGAGCTGGAAGCCCAAGGCATGATCGCCAAGGTGTTCCAGAAGCTCGCCCGCGTCATGGAGCGCATTCAGAACTACATTGACGGCCTGGGCTTCACGTCCTACGAAGACCTGTTC